CGCTTACGCCCGCGCGCTGGTCGTGATCGAGCGCGAGCGCGTGCAGGCCGCGGCTGTCGCGGCGCGGGTGGCGCAGGCGGACGCGAAGGGATGGAGCGCGTGGCTGAAGGCTACCGAATGATGCGGCCGAAAAACCTCGAAACGATCCCGAAAACAAGCGCCGACAGCACGGCCACGGCCGGCAGCAGGGCCAGCCATATCCACCAGCGAGCGATGTTTTCCGGCAACCACAATGCGCCGAACAGGCCGACCAGGAAGACGGTCATGGCGATGGGGCCCGAGGCGAGCCAGGGATCGAGTTTTTTCGGATGACCCAGCATGGCTGACACGATCAAGGATTTGAAGATACGTCTCAATGTAGACGGCAAGAGCGCCAATGTCGAGTTCGGCAAGATCGGTGCGGCCGTCACTGAGCTGAAGAAGGCGCTGGACGAGGTCAAAAAGGCCGGTGAGGCCGCCCGTGTCAAAGGCGACATTTTTCAGGTCGACGCGCTCAAGGCCGCCGGCAAAGAGATCGATGCCGCGATCGAGAAAATGGGCCGCCTGCGCGCCGCCGGCAGGATGGATCATGCGCGCGGATTGCTCGACGTGCGCCCGTTCAGGGAAATCCAGCGTGAGATCGATCAGGCGCGCGCCGCCTTCGCGCGGCTGGCTGCGTCCGGCAAGCTCTCCGCCGCCGAGCTGGGCCAGGCATACGCCCACTTGCAGACGCGCATCAACGAACTCAAAAGCGAAACCAATGGCTGGGCCAAATCCATCGAGTCCGTAAAGGGCTCGCTGGTGGCGCTTGCCGGATCGTTCGCGGCCTTCGGCCTGGGGATGCGCGCGGCCGTCGGATTCGAAACCGCCATGGTCGGCGTGCAGCGCGCTGCGGGCATGTCGACATCCGAACTCAAGGCCATGGGCGCGGAATTCCAGCGTCTATCCACCCGCATTGCCATGCCGGCCAACGATATCGCGCGCATCGCCGCGATGGGCGCGCGCTTCGGCGTGGCGCGCGACGAACTGGCGAAATTCGCCGAGATAACCGCCGTTGCGGCGCGGCAGTTCGAAATGCTGCCGGACGAGGCCGGGAGCGCACTCGGCATCCTCTCGCGCCTGCTCGGCGTAACGACGAAAGACATGGACGTCTTTGTCGGCATGGTCAACGCGCTTGCGGATTCGGTCGGCGTCGCCGAGCGCGACGTCATTCAGACGTTGACCCTGGCGGGGTCTTCGGCCAAAGAATTCGGGTTGTCGACCGGGCAGGCGACGGCCATGGCCACGACGCTGTTGTCGGTAGGCGCCACGGCGCAACAGGCGGGTACCGCCATGCGCACCATGCTTTCCAGCCTGCGCAGCGCAACGCAGGACACGGGACAGGCGGGCCAGGCGCTGCGACTCCTGGTTGGCGACGTCGACGCCTTCGCGCGCAAGATCGACACAGATGCCCAGAGCGCCGTCAACGATCTGCTCGCCGCCATGAGCAAGCTCTCCGCGCCGGATCGCTTCGCCGCCACCAAGGCGCTGTTTGGCGAAGGCCTGGATACGGAAAACATCCGCAAACTGATCGGCGCGTTCGACGACTACAAGCGCGCCCAGGATGCCGCGTCCCAATCGTCCGACGACTACCGCGCCGCCCTGAAACGCCTGATGGACCTCGACATGGGCACACTGGGCGCGGAATTGACGAATCTGTCCAACGCGGCCACCAACCTTGGGCAGGCGTTCGGCCAGATTTTCGCACCGGTGGTGCGCGCCGTGGCCGTGGCGCTCGGGTGGGCCGCGGTTCAGGCCAAGGCGTTCGTGGATACCTTCCCGATGTTGTCCGGGCTGATCGGCGTCATCGCAACGCTCGCCACAGGCGCGGGCGCATTGCGCATCGCCTGGGGCGGTTTGGCCCTGTTGGCGGGAAAACTCATCACGTCCGCGTCCGGCTTGCTCAAGCCGCTCGCGAGCGTCGGAGCGGCCATGACCGCTCTGGGCGCCGGCGGCCCCATCCTGGCGCGCCTCGGGCTGGCTTTCCGCGCACTGCTCGGCCCCATCGGTCTTGTCACCACGGCCATCATGCTCGGCGTCGACGCTTGGAACTGGTGGCGCAAAAGCGCCGAGCGCGCGAGCGAGGTGAAGCTGCCTGATCCGCAGAAGCCCGCGGCATCGCCTATGTTCAAGCGGGTAATCGCAGGCGGTGACGCGAAGAGCGCGGCAGGCGCGTGGCGGCCGGTTTCGTTCGCCGACGCGCTCAAGCTCGATGGGAGCGGCGATCGGCGCGCGAAGAGCGGGAAAGAGATCGACCCGCTCGCCGGCATCCTCTCCAATACCAACACCGCGAAGCTCAAGGAATACGAAAAGAACATCGCCTTGCTGGCGGAACGCTGGAAGCAGAACAAGATCAGTGCGCAGCAGTACACCGAGGCGATCGAGGTCATCGCACAGCGCGCGTTCGGCGACAAGATATCCCAGGCGCGCAAGGAAGAAGAAGACGCGATCCGCGCCCGCGCCGCGGCTGAAAAAGACGCCTTCGACGAAGCGATGGCGGCCGAGGATGCGCGCATCCGCAAGGAGACCGATCTCAAGCTGGCGCAGATTGGATTCCTCGACGGCCTGGAGCGTGAAGCATTCCTCGCCGACCTTTCGAACGACGCGCGCGAAACCGCGCTGCTGCTGCTGGAAGCCGAAAAGCTCGGTATCACCGACATCAACAGGCTGCTGGAACTGCAAGGCAAGATTCGGGAAGTCAACGCCAAGCGTGAAGCTGAAGAGGCTCTGAAAAAACAGCAGGACTCGCTCTACGAATCCGTGCAGCAAGGCGTGCAGCGCGCGTTCGCCGACGGACTCAACGCGGTGGCAAGCGGCGCGGGCGGAATTCGCGGCGCGCTGCTCGGTATCGTGGACATGATCCGCAACGCCCTGTCGAACGCCATCGCCGGCAGCCTGACAGATTCGTTCCTCGGCATGCTCGGCGGCAAGGAAGGTGTACTGAACCTCGCCGGGATGTTCGGATTCGGTGGCGGAAAGCGGGACGGCTCAACGCCAACGACTGCCGTTTACGTGCAGGATGTGAATAAGGCCAGCGGCATGAAAGACGTGCTCGGTGGCGAGGATAGTGGAGTTGGCGGCATGTTTTCCGGCCTCATGGATGGGTTCACTGGAATGATGTCGAACCTGATGAGTAGCTTGATGGGCATGCTTTCCAGTCTCATGAGCGGCCTTGGGAGCGGCCTGTCGTCGATCTTCTCCGGCATCGGCGGCCTGTTCGGCTTCGCCGATGGCGGCTACACAGGACCAGGAAGCAAGTACCAGCCTGCCGGGGTGGTTCACGCCGGAGAATACGTATTCAGCCAAGCCGCAGTGCGCCGTCTCGGTATCGCAGCGCTCGACAACATGCACCGTATGGCCAGCGGAGCGGCAATTCCGCGCATGCCGCGATGGGGCTATGCCGACGGCGGCGCGGTGAATCTTCCGGCAGGTGCCGCGCCGACGGTGAATTCAACGACGAAGGTCATCAACATGTTCAACCTTGACTCGGCTATGAGCGAATACCTGCGCACGCGCGGCGGCGAGCGCGCCATTCTCAACATCATCCAGCGCAATCCTGGCGCTGCCGGGGCCTGACATGCCACACCAGATCAGCTTTGTAGACAACGCTGGAATCTACCCGCTGGCGCACTACAACTTCATTCTCGCCGTAAAAACGTTCTGCGAGGCGAATGGCTACGTGACGCTGCGCTACACGACGACCGACAACGAGACCAGCGGACACGAACTGATCATGAAGGCGCCTGGACTGACGGGCACCGAGGAAATATTCATCGGCCTGCGCACCTACCACAGCACCACGGGTGACTACTACAACCTGCTCGCAGGCACGTTCACCGGCTACGTCGCAGGCAATACGTTTGACACGCAACCTGGCGCCGCATTGGTCGGCGTGCCAGCGCACAACAACCGCATCGACTATTGGCTATCGCTCAACGGGCAGCGCATCGCCTGTGCGATGAAAGTCGGCACGCCGGTGTATGAGTCATTCTATCTCGGCAAGTTCTTCCCGTATTCGCGCCCCAGCCAGTACCCGTACCCGGTCGTTGCCGGGGGAATGCTTGCGGGCGCAGCAGCCACACGGTTTTCTGAAACGACGCACGACTTCTACCTGCGCGGCAACCATGCGCGCGGCAAGCTGCGCACGCCTGCCGGCTGGATAAACATGTATTGCTACCCGTGGGGGAATGCTTTTTTGACCAGCACAACTACGCCAAGCCCAGCGACTCTACAGGCGCGCGACACTGGCGACAACTACCCGCTGCTGCCGGTAGAGTTGCACGACAACACCGCGAACCTGTACGGCCAGCTTGATGGCGTCTACCACGTTTCCGGATTCAACAACGCGGTCGAAAACACTATCACTATCGGCGGCGTGAAATACATCGTCATGCAGTCCGTGGCGCGCACCGGCCACGCCGACTATTACGCTCTGAGGCTCGACACCTGATGGCTTACTATTCCGGCACCGCTGCATCACTCACGGCCCTGCGCACGGCGCTGCTCACTCACGCGCAGGCGGATGGCTGGACGCTGACGGGCGACGTACTATCGAAAGCAGGCGTGTATTTCCGGATTCAGGAGACAGCGACCAACATCACCTGCCTGGGCTGCGAGAGCAATGCGGTTGCAAATCCGGCGCCTGAAACTGTAAATATCGGGCTCATTTACTATTTCCCGACACAAGCAGAAAGAAAAATCTCATTTCCGTGCACCTATGAGGTGTTCGGCTTCGCGCAGGAGTTGTACCTGATAGTAAATTACGATGTTGCGGCATATCAGTGGATGGCGTTTGGAAAGAGCGCCGTACAAGGCATGCCTGGACAAGGTGGATGGTGCGGCGCGAGTGCTGGATCAACTTATGCATCCGGAACTGCGTCTGGTCTTCCGGCGGTACAGAGCATTGAGCCTTCTGCTGGCGGAGTATATGCATCACGTCTTTGCTCCGCGCTTTTTTGGCTTTCTTATGGAGGATCTCAGGCGGCGCGAAATTGTTGGGTGAACCACGGATTAGACGGCCACGGCTGGATGTGGGGCGGCGCGATAAATTATTCGCCGATTGGTATCAGGAGCGTTGTGCCACTTATTTCCACACAGCCGAATTCATGGAACAGTGAGTCTGTACTGCTTCCAATAAGGGCTTGGAAAGAGCGCCCTGCCTACAAATCCAGCATGGTTGCTGATTTGCTGAACGCACGACATGTGCGGATCGACAATTTCACGCCCGGCGACATTATTACGATCGGACCGGACAAATGGAAGGTGTTCCCGTGGTATATAAAGAACATCACATACCGCGACGGAACTGCTGGAGCTCCCTTGACGTATGACCACACGGGAACTTTCGGCTGGGCGATCCGCTACGAGGGTCCGTAATGGTCGCCAAGAATGGGTTTCTCGCTGGGGACGCGGACAGCGGCTACGCCGACCTCGGCTACATATCGGACGACCTGGACGGCTATTCGGCGGCCTGGATAGATGATCTCGCGTCGTGGGCAGCCACGCCGAGCCCTGGCGTAAATCCGCTAATCACGCATTGGCCGGTATCTACCACGCCTCTGGTGCGGTCTGGCAGCATCGCCACGAGCTACTTCGACGATTACTACAACCGCATCCATGTAGCTCCGCGCGTACTCGACATCGGCAATCTGCTGTCCGTGCAAACGCGGCAGGCCGTGGTCTGGAATGCCTACCTTACCAGTCAGTCGCTTGCGAGCATCGACGAAGATGAAACGGTCGGCCTGGCCGAATCAGGAATCACCGCGCCGTCCACGTTCGCGCCGTTGCAGGAAAGCGTTTTCAGCGTGACGGTCGATACCGAAGGCCCGGCGAGCATTGACGCGCTCTACACGTTCAATTTCCCGGCTGAGTCGCCGACGCTGGCCGTTGTTGGCAGGCGCGTTGTCGTGTTTGGCTACGCCCCTAACTGGACGGAGCCGGTGCGCGAACGCCTATCGTGGCTGACCGATGTTTTGCCAGCCCTCGCCGGCACAGAGCAGCGCGTCGGGCTTCGTGGAGTCCCGCGACGGGCTATTGAGTACGAATTCATGGCGCGCGACCGCACGGAGAGCATACGGCTCGAAACGATGCTGCTTGGCTGGCAATCGCGTCTGTGGGCGGTGCCGGTGTGGACGGAGATGCAATCTATTGCATCAAGCCTGCCAGCCGGCAGCACGTCGATTTCGTGCTCCACTACAGGATATGAATTCGCCTCCGATGGCTTGCTGGTGCTGTGGCGCGGCCCGCACGACTATGAAGCTGTGGAGATTGCCTCTGTCGGCGCGGGATCGCTCACGCTCAAGGCCGCGACGCTCGCCACATGGCCAGTTGGCACGCGCATTTATCCTGTTCGGCTTGGACGGATGCAGGATCGGCAGAAGCTGGTGCGCGAAACGAACCACCACATCACGGGGAAAATGACGTTCAACTTCATCGACCATCCCGGCGTGACAGCGGCAGATAGCGGCGACACGTTCGCCGGATACCGCGTCTATCTTGGCCGCACGGATTGGGCAGAACCCGTGGAAGTTGAGGCGCTGCGCCAGCTTGAGATTCTCGACTACGATACCGGCGCGGCATGGGTGGACGATCTTTCCGGCCTGGCCGCTCTGCTGAAGTCGTGGCATTGGACGATGGGGACGCACGCCGAGGTAGTCGCTCTACGCGCATGGCTGCACGCCCGCGCCGGCAGGCTTACGCCGTTCTGGTCGCCCACACAGGGCGACGACATCGAGGTGCTGGCACCAATCAGCTCATCGGATACGGCAATCACGATCCGCAACATGGGCTACAAGCGGTTCATCGACGGGCGGGTGGATCGCCGCCATATCGCCATCGAGACCAAGGCCGGGGCGCGCTATTACCGCACCATCACGGCGGCAAGCGAGATAGACGACGAAACCGAATCGCTCGCCATCGACAGCGCGCTCGGCGTGACGGTTCAGGTGGCCGGCATCAAGCGCGTGCGCTTCCTGCATCTTGTGCGGCTGGATTCTGACGACGTTGAAATCGAATGGCACAGCGCGGAAATTGCGCAGTGCTCTACGATGCTACGGAGCCTTCCGGCATGAGCTACAACAGCGTCGAAACGTCCGATCATTCCGGGCAGCCGGTGGAGCTTTACCGCTTCACGGAAGGCACGCGGAAATGGCTGTACACCAGTGCGGACACGAAAATCGTATACCTCACCGAAACTTATGAGCCATACCCGCTCAAGCGCGACGCGTTCAAGCAGACTCAAGAGTTGAACAAGACGCCGCTCGACATCAACGCGACACGCGACCTGCCGTTCGTCGAAGACAGCATCGCGTCGCCGTTTGTCGGCGTGGTGCAGCTTACGATCTACCGTCTGCATCGGACTGACGCCGAGGCGACAATCTGGTGGAAAGGCCGCGTGGACGGCGTGCGCTACAGCGGTAGCGAGGTGACGATCACGGCGAGCCCGATGGCTACGGCATTGAAGCGGCTCGGCCTGAAGCGCCCGGCGCAGCGGCAGTGCCCGCATTCGCTTTATGGGATGGGGTGCAATTTGTCAGACGCCGTGTGGTCGCTGACTGGAAATCTGGTGAGTCATACCGGCGCGACCGTAACATCCGGCGTGTTCGCCACGAAAGCGAACGGCTGGTGGGTTGGCGGCAAGATCGAACTGGAAGGCGTGCCGCGCTTCATCATCGGACACGTAGGCGATACGCTGACGCTCACCGCAGCGGTGCCGGGTCTGCCGCAAAGCGCAGCGTTCCGCGTGTTCGCCGGATGCGACCACAACCCGAACACCTGCAACGACAAGTTCGGCAATATCTTGAACTACGGCGGCGCTCCGTGGTTCCCGATCAAAAACCCGTTCACCGGCGACAGCCCGATTTGATATGCCAGTACAACTTTTGCTCTGGATCGTCACGACGGTCATCAGCTACCTGCTTCAGCCAAAGCCGAAGAAGCCTGAGCCGGGGAAGGTGGAAATCCCGACGGTTGAAGAAGGCCGGAAGATCGGCGTGCTGTTCGGCTCGCGCTGGATCAAGTCGCCGCATGTGTTCTGGTGGGGTGATGTGCGCACCACGCCGATCAAGTCGGGCGGCAAGTGATGAAGGTATACCGAGACGACCTCGATGCGATGGAGCCGCGCTGGTGCGCCTCTGGCGTGCGGCGATGGGCGGCGCGCATGGGGCTCGACTGGTCAGCGTTTCTGCGCGACGGCATCGACATTGAGGTGCTGGAAAAGCTGGACGACGCGATGGCCGCGAAAATGGTTGAGTTTGTGAGGGCGAACCGTGGGCGCTAAGAAGGTCGTAATCGGCTATCGCTACTACGTTGGCATGCATCAGGCGTATTGCCTGAGCCCGGCGTCTTCCCCGGTGACAGCGCTGAAAAAAATCCGCGTCGGCGAGAAAGACGCGTGGACCGGAAACGTGACCAGCAACACGCAACTCAACATCAACGAGCCAAACCTGTTCGGAGGCGACAAGAAAGAGGGCGGCATCGTTGGGCTGGTTGACGTGGAGTTCGGAGGGTTGGCGCAGGGGGCGAACAGCTACCTCGCCGCGAAATGCACAGGAATCCCGTTGCCGGCGTTCCGTGGCCTGTTCGGGCTGGTGCTGCGCAGCCCGCAAGTGAGTGCGCTGAACCCGTATGTCAAGCCGTGGAGCGCGTACATCAGCCGGATTCCGGGCGGATTCTATCCGGCGAAGGCTGCCATCGGCGAGTCGATGAACCCGGCGCACATCATCTACGAAGTGCTGACCAGCCACGAATTCGGCATCGGCCTTCCGGCTTCCGACATCGACGTTGCGAGCTTCACGACTGCGGCTGACAAGCTGTATGCCGAGGGGCTTGGATTGTCCCTGTTTTGGGAGGGGGAGCAGAGCGCGGAGGATTTCATCGGGCTGGTGCTGGATCACATCAACGGCAACGTCTACCACAAGCCAGCCACCGGAAAAATCACGCTCAAGCTCGCACGCGACGATTACGTTATTGGCAGCCTGCCTATTCTGGATGCGTCTAACATCCTGCGCATCGATAGATTCAGCCAACCGCTGCCAGGCGAACTCACCAGCGAAGTGCAGGTGAAATACGAAGATCAGGCGACCGGGGAAGCCGGGTCTGTGTCGGTGCAGGATATTGCTGTTCTGGCGATGCAGGGCGGCATGGCAGTGCCGGTGGTGCGCGATCTGCGCGGCATCCCGGATGGCAGCCTCGCCAGCAAGATCGCGCTGCGCGAGCTACGGCAGCTTGCCACGCCGCTTGCGAAGGCCGAAATCCTGTGCAACCGCGACGCGTGGTCGCTCAACCTCGGCGATGTATTCCGCCTGCAATACGCGCCGCTCGGCATCGACGACATGGTAATGCGCGTGGCCGAGGTCGATTACGGCACGCTCACGGATGGACGGGTGACGATCATCGCCGCGCAGGATGTGTTCGCCGTCGCCTCGGCGGTCATCGGCACGCCGCAGGCGACCGGGTGGGTCAACCCGTTGTCAGCCCCGGCAGCTTGCCCTGAACGGTTGGTCATGGAGGCGCCGTACTGGGTCGTGGCGCGCGAAATTTTCATGGACCAGAGCATCCTGACCGACAACGTAGATCCTGACTCTGGCCTGCTTCTCGCGGCTGGATCGCGCCCGAGCGCTGATGCATACAATTTCCTGCTCTATACCGGCACCGGCAGCACGTACGTGGAGCGCGTCACTGGCGCTTTCATGCCGGTCGCCACGCTGTCGGCGTCGGTCGGCAGGACTGAAACCACGTTTACCATCGAGGCCGGTGTTGATCTTGATTTCGTCGAGGCCGGTACGTGGGCGCACATCGACGGCGAACTGGTCAAGGTCGTTTCCGTGAGCGCCACCACGTTTGTCTGCAAGCGCGGCGTGCTGGATACCGTGCCTGCCCCGCACGCGGCAGGCGTGAAAATCCACTTCGCAGACGATTTCAAAGGGCTGGATGAAACCGAGTGGAGCAACGGGCAGACCGTCAACGCGAAGATGCTAACGCGCACCGGCCTCGGCACACTGCTGATCGCCAGCGCCCCGGCGAACAGCGTGAAGATGGCGCGGCGGTTCATCCGGCCCTACGCTCCCGGAAACGTGAAGATCAATGCTGTCGCCTACCCGGCGAGCGTAACCGGCAATCTCAGCATCACGTGGGCGCACCGAGACCGCACGCTGCAAACCGCATACATCGTCGAGCAGACCGAGGGGAACATCGGCCCGGAAACAGGCGCCACCTACACCGTGCGCATCTACAACGCGCAGAGCGGTGGTACGCTCATCCGTACCTATTCAGGCATTACGACCACCACTCAGGCATATACCGAGGCGCAGGCGGCAACCGACAACGGCGGCACCAAGCCTGCCAATATCCGCGTCGAGGTTGAATCCGTGCGCGGCACGTATACCAGTTTGCAGAAACACCAGATGCCGTGCTCATGGACATAACGGCAGCCATCCAGACCGCCGCGCCGTTTAACCGACCGATTTAACAAACGCGCTGCGTCAAAGTAAATTGCCCGCAAATTCCTGTTAAATCGCTCGCTCTTTTACACGTTTCCGGGGCTTTTGTTGGTGACCGCTATCGCGGAAACGCTTGTAATATGGGGTGGATGATGGGACTCGAACCCACGACGACAGGAATCACAATCCTGGACTCTACCAACTGAGCTACATCCACCATTGTCGTTGCCAGCAACGGCTGGCAGTGCAATCTGGCCTGCCCGACAGGAATCGAACCTGTAACCCCCAGCTTAGAAGGCTGGTGCTCTATCCAGTTGAGCTACGGGCAGAGTCTATCCTTGCTCGGGCACTGTCTCTGAACATGTCGGATGGGGGGTGGTCGGGGTGAGAGGATTCGAACCTCCGACATCCTGCTCCCAAAGCAGGCGCGCTACCGGGCTGCGCTACACCCCGAAATCCGACGGCCAACGCGGGCCGCGTTTCGGAGAGGCGAGACTATACCTTGGTCGCGGGGTGGGGTCAATTTTCCCGTGAGTCCCCTTGAGTCGGCGGAGGGCTTCCGGGACAATCGCGCTTTTGCTTCTGGACGGCACCGATGAGCGCACGCATTCTCGACGGCAAGGCGATGGCCGACACCATACTCGCCGTGATCCACGACAAGGTGGCCGAGCGCGAGGCGCAGGGCAAGCGTCGCCCGGGCCTGGCGGTCATTCTGGTCGGCAGCGATCCGGCTTCTGCCGTTTACGTGCGCAACAAGAAGCGCGCGTGCGAGCGCGCCGGCGTCAACAGCGTGTCGCACGACCTGCCGCCGACCACCAGCCAGGACGAGCTGCTGGCGCTGATCGACACGCTCAACGCCGACCCCGCCATCGATGGCATCCTGGTGCAGTTGCCGCTGCCGCCGCACATCGATGCGGAGACGGTGATCGAGCGCATTCGCCCCGACAAGGACGTCGACGGTTTCCATCCCTACAACATCGGCCGCCTCGCGGTGAAGATGCCCACCCTGCGGCCCTCCACGCCGCGCGGCATCATGACGCTGCTGCGCGCGACCAACGAGGAGCTGCGCGGCAAGAATGCCGTGATGGTCGGCGCCTCCAACATCGTTGGCCGGCCGATGAGCCTGGAACTGCTGCTGGCCGGCTGCACCATCACCGTGTGCCACAGCGCCACGCGCGATCTCGAAAGCTTCGTGCGCTCGGCCGAGATTCTGGTGGTGGGCGTGGGCAGGCCGCGCATGATCCCGGGCGACTGGATTCGTGAAGGGGCGATCGTCATCGACGTCGGCATCAACCGTCTCGACGACGGCAAGCTGGTCGGCGATGTCGATTTCGACAGCGCCGCCCAGCGCGCCGGCTGGATCACCCCCGTGCCCGGTGGCGTTGGACCGATGACCGTGGCGACGCTGCTGGAGAACACCCTGGAAGCGGCGCTGATGCACAATCCCTAGGGGCTAGGGGCTAGGGGCTAGGG